CCTCCCGCATTATTATGAACCGTTGTATTATATCTTGAAATACCTTTAATGATATTTTCAAGTTCTAAATTTTGGTCTTTAATTTTTTCTAATTCCAAGTTTAGTTTTTCAACATACCCCTTATAGTGTTTGTTATAGTGGGTATTCATTGTTTCAGCGTCAATAAACCTTACCAGTGATGTATATGTGTATGGTAATCTTTCAATTTTAATTTTTGATGTTGTTTCTTTGGCTTCTTGAATTGTTTGAATATTTTCTTGGTTGGGTTCGGTGTTTGGTTCGCTAGTTATTAGTTTTTCTAACTCTTCTATTTTTTTTCTTTGTTTTGTGAATTTCATATTATTCGTTTTGTTATAAATAATCTCTTATTTAGAAATTACCATTATCTTCGTTGAGAAATTGTATCTAAAATTTCTTCTAACGTATTTCCTTTATCCTCGTCATCACCCATGACTGTCGATATAATTTTTTTCTTTCTATTTAAAATGTTGTAAATTACACCTTCGATTGTGTTATCAAACAACGGATAAAAAATGGACACATTTGATTTTTGTCCGTATCGGTATGCTCTGTCTTCTGCCTGTGCGTGGTCTGCGGGTACAAATGATAAATCATTCATAATTACAGCTTCTGCTGCAGTTAATGTAATACCAACACCGGCAGCTTTTAAATTACCAATGAATACTTTTATTTTGTCGTTTTCTTGGAATTGGTCAACAGAGTTTTGTCTTGCGGGTTTACTCATTGAACCATCAAGGGTAACGGCAGATTTACCGAAATGTTCTTTTATTTGATTTAGAGTGTTTGTAAAGTTTGTGAAGATAATAACCTTTTTACCTTGTTCAATGACGTTTTCTGCTACCTCAATAGTTTGTTTTATCTTTTCCTCTGCAATTATTTGTCTTACTTTCATCAACTTTGAAAATTGAACCGTGAGTGATTTTGATTCTTCAGAAGATTCGTACCAATCATAGTATTCACCCATTAATGCTTCGTATTGTTTTGACTTTAAATTAAGATATACTGGTGTAATAATCTTATCGGGTAAGTCTAATATATCCTGTTTTAGTCTTCGTAAAACTTGTGGTTTTGTTCTCTCACGTAATTCTTCCAAATTTGATGCTCCGTCTAACTTCCAAACTTTTCTATTACCAACCTTAAACTGATATCCTTCACAGTATCTTCTGACATAAGCCATCCAATTCCAAGCAACTGGCGAGTCTACTAAATCCAAAAGATTAAAATAGTTAATTGGTCTTGATGTCATTGGTGTACCTGTCAATAACCAAATGCGCCCGATTTTTTTGCAGATATCATTAACAATTTTAGTTCTCTGCGCTTGTTTGTTTTGAATGTAATGTGCTTCATCAACCACCACCAAATCAAAATTTTCATTAATAATTTGTGAATTTTTAATATCTTTTGGGTCATAGAAGTTTTTTAAGATGTCGTAATTTACAATCACATAATCACCTGACTCCCAACTCTTACCTTCAACAATTGATACTTTTCTATCGGTATAGTTTGCAATTTCTCTTTGCCAGTTAATCTTTAAAGATGCTGGACAAATAATTAAAACTTTTTTTGATTTGGTTTCTAAAGATGCAATTACCGTGGATGTTGTTTTACCCAAACCCATATCGTCAGCAAGAATAAACTTATCATTAGAAACTAATTTTCTTATGGCTTCTTTTTGGTGTTCTAATGGTGGTCGTTGAGTGTACTTCGAATAATCAATTTCGACAACCCTTTCTGCGTTCGGTACAATCGCAGCTCTTGGTAACCAAAATTCATGAAGGTCTTCAGACTCAAACAACTTACCATAAATGTGAAACGCTTTATCCTTTTCCGCTAAAATCTTTTCTACATAAATTTGTTCAGGTTGATGGGTAAGAAGTTTGTCCTCCATCATTCTTTTAGAAAAATATTTATCTAAAGGAACCCATTTACGTGCTATCTTTGGTGTGGTTTTATGAAAATCAATAATGTAGTCAGATTGAGGTCTTGTTATTTTGAAATGTTTCTGAGTTTTGACCTTTTTCTTTATTGATAATATATAATTATTATATCCCTCGTATGTTTCTAATATACGAAGTGCCCTAATTTCAGGTATGTTGGATTTTATCGACTGTTCCTGCATCCAATTAAATAAGTTTAAATATAATTGATTTTGTAGTATTTATCAATATGTCTGAGAGATTAGTTCCGATAACAAGATTAGAGAAGTTTTTTGGTCAAGAAGATTTTGCACTTGAACTTCAGATGGGTAGAGAATACCTAAATGGTGATTTAAATTTCACTTTGGTTCTCTATAGTGTTGATTTGCAAAAAACAATTAAAGATGATGTCTATGGTGAGGTTATTAATAATGGTATTCAATTTCTTCCACCCGTAGAATTTAGAGCTCTTGTGAGAATTAACGAGGCTACTAACCAATATATTAATGGTAGTAAAATTATGCAAAATGAGCCAGGTAATATGACATTTTCAGTTTATCATAACGAGTTACAAGAGTTAGAGATTGACATTAAACTTGGCGATTATATTGGTTATTGGATAAAAGAAAATGAAGTGAGGTATTATTCAGTTATTGATGCCGGTACACCTGACTATGATAATAAACATACGTATGGTGGTTACAAAAGTTTCTATTATACCTATACCGCGACACCTGTTAGTATAAATGAATTTAATGGATTATAATGGCATTACCACCTAAAAAAATAAAAACAAACATACAACTTACGACAGTCCCAACAGGATTGGCTCGTCGTGAAGAGTTGTTGTCTTATATTACAAAAGATGGAACTTACTTACCTAAGTCTATTTTACATGCGGATTTGGATAGGGGTATGTTAGATTTTGTGAAAAATGATTTAAAGTGTGTCGTTGAAGGTGCGATTGTACCATCAGTGGATGTTATTATGACAACACAAAATTGGGCTCAGTTCGCCGAAACTTGGAATTTTCAAGATTTGAACGGTAATCCTGTACCTCCATTTATAACCACAGTCAGACAACCTGAAGTTAAATATGGTTCGAACCCTTCTTTAATATATACTATACCAAACAGAAGACAGTTTTATTGGGCTAAAGTACCAACATGGGACGGACAAAGAAAGGGTATGGATGTATATAAAATACCACAACCAGTTCCTGTTGATATTACCTATCAAATTAAAATTGTATGTAACAGAATGAGAGAGTTAAATCAATTTAACAAGATTATTCTACAAAAATTTAGTTCAAGACAAGCCTATACATTCATAAAAGGAAGTTACATTCCAATCGTACTTCAAAACATTTCTGACGATTCTGTTACGGATGTTGATAAAAGAAAATATTATGTTCAGACCTACGAATTTTTAATGATGGGTTTTTTAATTGATGAAGACGAATTTGAAGTTAAACCGGCAGTATCAAGACTTATCCAACTAATTGAGGTTGATACTAAAACTAAATCCCGTAAAGCTAAAATTTCACCACCTAGTAGTTCTACCGACGTTTTGTTTCAATTTGATAATAATGTCACTGGAATGACACAAACATTTAATTACACTGCGAATATTTTTCCAACAGGAAATGAAAATATTTCTAGTTGGTCCGCATACATCAACAATAACTATTATGGTGATGATTTAAGTGAAATTCAAATTAACACGGGTGATGTCTTAAAAATTGAAATTGTTAAGTACAATGCGGGTCAACCATCAACGTTGACTACGAGAGCAACACTTATTTAATCTTCACCGTATATATCTTTTTTTGGTGTGCAGTTTTTTACAATTAATTGTTCCAAAAATGCGTACATTTTTAATCCATTTTTATCACAATATTTTTTTAATATTTCGTGTGTTTGCTTCGATATTTTAAGATTCTTGATTTCTTTCATAAAAATAAGGTAGAAAAAAGGTAGATTTTTTTCTCACCATTTAATAAATATACATCTAGAGTAAAGGTTTTTTCGTTTTTTTTCAAATATTTATACAAAAATAAATTCCGAAACTAATAAAAAAAAATGGCAACATCTAACAAGGTTTTCGTTTCTCCTGGTGTATACACATCAGAAAGAGATTTAAGTTTTGTAGCACAAAGTGTTGGTGTAACAACTTTGGGTATCGTTGGTGAGACTTTAACAGGTCCCGCTTTTGAGCCTATCTTCGTAGCAAACTACGATGAATTTACAGCACTTTTTGGTGGTACAAATCCGACTAAATTCGTAAACACTCAAATCCCAAAGTACGAGGCAGCATACATCGCCAAAGCGTATTTATCACAATCTAACCAATTATTCGTAACAAGAGTATTAGGTTTATCGGGCTACGATGCAGGACCTTCATGGTCTATTACAATGCAAGCAAACGTAGACCCATTAACAATTTCTGCAACCACTCAACAATCTTGGTCTGTAACATTTACAGGTTCAACAGGTGGTACTGTAACTTTTGGGGCGTTCCCATCACCAATTAGCACTTACATTGGTGATACCGTTACCTTATTTAATGGAAGTTCAACTACAATGTCGGGTCAATTGGCCTCATTCATTGTTTCTGCATGTACAACCACCTCATTAAGTGCTTCAACTATGGGTCAATGGGGTATTATGTCAGCATCGACATTTAACACTTATACAGGTGCGGGTTACACTAATGTAACTAACTTCTTAGGTACTTCAGGTACAACAACGGCAAATGCAAACTACACGGCAAGTACTATGGATACTTGGTACTACGCAGCATTTGACCCACAATCAGGGAATAACTACGACGGTATTTCATTTAACTCCGTTATTGGAAGCAATTTCGGTCCAACAGCAACACCAGGCTCATTCTCAGGTACAGTTTCGGGAACAGTATTAAATTTTGTTGGTACGGCATACACAGAATATAATGATGTTGTTATTGCAACTTTACGTTCAAGAGGTTTGAACTCAGACTCAAGTGGAGGTCCTGTATACACGGTGTCAGGCACATCACAAGTTATTATGGATACCACAACAGGTTCATACTCTGATGTATTAGAAAATCCATTCGCATCTTTTGCTATTTCGGGTGTGACAAATGACGGAGAAAACTTCAATTTTGAAACGTCGTTCTCTACTTCTGACCCTGATTATATTTCTAAAGTATTTGGAATGACTAACTTTGGTAAACCAAGAATTGAAGTTCCTTTATTCTTAGAAGAAACATTCTACAACTTAATGAATTGGAGTTATAGAAAAGGTTATATTAGAGGTTTAAACTCTTCTTTAATTTCATTACCATCCGCAAGAGAAGATAATGGTACTAACTCATCAATCGCTTGGTACTTGGAACAATACCAAACACCATCAACACCATTTATAGTTTCTGAACTACGTGGTAATACTGTTTATAGATTGTTTAAATTTGTACTTATTTCTGATGGTAATACAGCAAACCAACTTGTAAAAGTTTCAATTGCTAATATGTCATTCAATAACATGACATTTGATATCATTGTAAGAGACATTTTTGATACCGACGCTAATCCTGTAGTTCTTGAAAAATTCACAAACTGTACTATGGACCCAGCGTCTAACAGTTTCGTGGCTAAAAAGATAGGTACTTCAAAC